TAGCTACGGTGAATCATTTAATGAAAACTTTGTTCACTTACTAGAAAACTTTGCCAACACTAGTTCTCCAAACAACCCTATTCAAGGACAGCTATGGTTTGATACTTCAGAAAGCCGATTAAAGGTATACACTGGAACATCGTGGGTAGTTAGTGGCGGAAGTATTGTTTCGCCTACAATTCCATCATCAATTGGTCAAGGCGACTTATGGGTAGATAGTAAACGCAAACAATTATATTTTAATATTGGCGGCGGTGAAACTATCTTAGCAGGCCCAGCATGGTCTGCTTTACAAGGCACTACTGGATTTGAAGTTACTGATATTCTTGATACTAACCAAAACGTTCGAACTGTTGCGTTATTAAAAGTGGCCGGAGTCACAGTTGGTATCTTTAGTAGTTTACCCTTTGTGCCGTATATCGACGGATACTCATTACCTGGATGGGAAGGCAATGAATACAGCGAAACAGCTAATTATGTCCGCGGAGACCGTGTAAAATTTAGAACAAACGAAAGTCTTCCTCCAACATTAGTTTATAAAGCAATAGTAGCTTCGGTTCCTCAAGGAACTTTGCCAACAAATGCTGACTATTGGGAGCAAGTTACTATTGTTCCTGGCTTTAATTCAGGAACACTATCCGGATTATTATTTGATGTTAATGCCAGTACTGCTAACGCACTGGTTAGTGAATACACTGGCGAGTTAAAGACTGCGGATAACTTTGTAAGCACTACTGATGACTCAGCAACTATAGGTACACTGTCTATAACAAACGCAGTACCGTTAATTTTAGGAGCGGGTAGCCAAACATCGATAGAAGTTTCAAACCCGCTATTTGAAATTAAGTCAAGAGTATCAAATCAGAATTTTCAAATTAGCACAAAGACTGGTACAGAGTTGCCCGAAGCAGCAGTATATATTAACACTCAAACAAAGAGTGTTGGCATTTATACTGATGTACCAGCTACTAATTTAGATGTTGATAATAATATTGTTACTCCTGTGCTTGATGTAAATGCCACAGTGTTTATTCGCGGTGATTTAACAGTAGGCGGTACAACAACAACTATTAATTCTACTAATTTAACTATTGATGACTTAACAGTGACTGTAGCAAGCGGCGCAGCTGATGCTGCAGCTGCTGATGGCGCTGGATTGTTAGTAGACGGAGCAAACGCCTCCCTAACATACGACCATGCTAATTTATCATGGACTAGTACTGAGAGCATAAACTTAGTAGCTGGTAAGAGTTTAAAGATTAACGACCTAGCAATCATAACACCTATTACTACTTCAACAGTTCGATTAGAAAATACAGTTGTTGAAGCATTAGGCTTGACTAAAGTTGGTACATTAAACGGTGTAATAGTTGACGATATATCTATCAGCGGAGACGAAATAAGCACTGCAGGAACACTATACTTAGCACCGGCTGGTACTGTAGATGTTGGTGGTGTTAAAATTACTAGTCTTGCTGATCCTGTGGGCGGCACAGACGCAGTAAACGTAGACTATTTAGATACAAGAGTTAATAACCTTGAAGTAACTATATCTGTGGATACTTCAACATTACCTGGCCCAGATATTGACGATAATATTCGAGCTATTGTAGAGACAGTGTTTCCAGTATCGCGTCCCCGCGCAAACGGAACACAATGTAACGTTTGGTGTACTGATCTAAACGTATGTAAACTGTATTTTGTTACTGCTGGCGCATGGGCATACTCAGGCGGCCCTGATTTAGACCCATTTGCTTAATAAGCCAAATAGAATAAATACTAAGAATAAGGAAAGAGCGAGATGTCATACACGATTAATCATTACAACGGCGATTTTGCTGTTACAGTACAGGACGGTACAGTCGATAGCACTTACGCCGTTAAACTGATAGGTAAAAACTACGCCGGGTACGGTGAAATCCATAACGAAAACTTCCTAGCACTTTTGGAAAATTTTGCTAGTAACGGAGTAGAGCCTGGTAGAAAAACAGCAGGCCAGCTTTGGTACGATAGCAGCAAGCGAAAATTAAAGTTTTTTGACGGCGGCAAGTTTAAGAATACAGGCGGCGCTGAAATTAGCGAAGAAAGACCACTAGGTTTAACTGAAGGTGATCTATGGTACAAGCCTAGCACTAAGCAATTATTTTCTAAAACTTCAGTAGACGGTGAATTTTCACTAATTGGTCCACAAGCTGCTGGTACACAACAAACTGAAATGTTTTCTAGTCTAGTAACTGATACGTCTAATGGTACACATTCTATTATTGAAGGTATTGTTGGCGGTCAAACAATGTTTATTATCAGCAAAGATAGTTCTTTTACTATCGATGATGCTGCCACTGGACGTTCTATCGCAGGATTTACAGACATTCACCCTGGTATTACATTAGCTTATACTAGAGAACAAGATCCTAACAGCCCTGATTACGGTGTTCAAGAAACTGGCGACCTTAGTTCAGACCCAATTCGATTCTTTGGTACAGCGACAAACGCTGACAAATTAGGCGGTGTCCTAGCTGAGAACTTTGTAAGAAACGACCAAGCATCGGCATTCTCAAGTCGTGTGGCATTTTCCGATGCTGGATACACAGTTGGCGATACTGAAATTACACCGTTTGGTTTACTAGTAGACATTTTTGATGGTGCTCCTAGAATACAAAGTCAGGTTGGAACATTATCACTACAAACTAAATCTAACTCTGTTAAGACTGCTTTAGTATTAAGCGGCTATGATGCTCTTCCTGGCAACCCAGATATTTCAAATTTAGGCTCTAGTAGTGCTAAGTTTTCAACAGTATACGCTGGATCGTTTGAAGGTATTGCTTACCAAGCAAACGAACTTAAAGTGGGTGGTGTATATAAAGCAGCTTCTACGGCAGTAGGCGCTGGAAACATTACAATTGCTGCTCGAGATATTTTAGGTGACTTGTATGCTAATGTGTTTCAAGGTGAAGCTTCGTCAGCTCGATACGCTGACTTGGCAGAAAAATATCTAGCAGATCAAGACTACGAAGCAGGTACTGTAGTAGTAATTGGCGGTGAAAAGGAAGTTACTGCTAGCTCATGGGGCAAACGTGCTATTGGTGTAGTATCTACTAATCCGGCATATATGATGAACAAAGATCTAGAAGGCGGAACTTATATTGCGCTAAAAGGTCGTGTACCTTGTAAAGTTATTGGTCGCATTAAAAAGGGCGACGAACTAATTGCTTCAAATGATGGTTGTGCTATGATGGCAGTTCCACATGCTAGTGGAGTTTTTGCTGTAGCATTAGAGTCGAGCGATGATGAAGGCGTTAAAGTAATCGAAGCGTTAGTGCTATAAGGAACAAACATGGCAAAAATTCAAGCAAGTGATTATAATACTATCCAAACTAAGATTGCTGGGATATTAGGGGCCGGTAGTGGTACTTCTGGATACGGCCAAGCAGTTTCTAGCGGTCAAGTGACTGCCGGTACTAAAATTTATCTCAGCCAATGGTTAAATCTTAGAACAGATTTAAGAGCGGCTAGACAGCACCAGACAGGTGTTGACGAAAGCGGCAACTTAACAATACCAACTAGCAGTTTAAAAATTACTCAAGCATTAAAAGACCAGTACGCAACATACGCTGATACTATTATTAGTAACAAGTATGCTATCGGTTCTGGACAATTTTCATCAGATGAGTTGATTATTGGCGCAACAAAATCTGGCAATTGGAACGGTACAATTAAAACTGCCGCTACAATTACTGGAAGCGCTACTGCTCCAGCATCGGGCGACACTGGTACTGCCCTCGGCAACAAAGTTGCTAATTTAAGATTCTTTTTTAATGCAGGTGGAACACTTCGTCTAAGCGCTTCACGCACTGGCGGAAGCGCAGGTGCTAAGGACGATGCTTGGACTAATATGTTAAACCAAGCCGGCACTATCAGTATGAATTATACTACAACTACATACGATGGTTCTAACGGTACAGTTTATAATATTGGGTACCAGTCACTTACAACTTCCGATCAAACAATTTTCTGGAAACCGGCAGCAGCTGGTAACTATGCTGAAAACGATTTTTATATTTTTGCTAAAAAGTCAGCTGACGATTCCTCAGTTATTTTCACATTCCAATTCCAAGACGACGACTCTGGCGACCAGCAAGGTGGTTATTTACCGGGCCCATCGGTTGACGAACAAGTTAACACAGTAACGGGCAGCGCACTAAATGCTTATGTAAAGATGAACAGACCGTTCAGTTCTTATGTAACAGTATTAGCACCAACCGGACAGATTGATCCAATAGTTTAATCAAGAAAAAATCCTCAGCTTGTATATGTAGTTAAATACGTATATAACTGAGGATTTCACATGGATGAACGTCTAGAAAAGGCATTTGATGTAGCAAACTACATGGCTACATTAACTAACCAAAAACGTATTATTAAAGAAGAATTTGACCAAAAGTCAGTGTACTATATCAATGGCGGTACATTTAAGATTACTCGAGAACTAATTTCTTTTACTAAAACGATTATTGATCTAGGGCATACTAGTGATATTGTGTTCCTTGATACTAATCACATGCCAGTTGTAATTGCTGATGTTAATAACTTTTTAACAGAAATCATTAATACATATTTTAGTGCGTTGAACGAGTATTCGGCTAAAGTTACTGAAATTAAGACAAAGCGAAAGCTAGCTGATATCACTTCACTATGACACACGGCGCAGTTATATTCGCACAAAATAATGGTGCTGTTGACTATGTCAAAATGGCAACATTTTCTGCGAAGAGAATTCAACAGTTTCTAAATGTACCGGTTACATTAATCACGGATAGCCCTGACGCAGTAACAGAGCCAGAAGTGTTTGACCATGTAATCGTAATAGAAACATCGGAACAAGTTCAGGCTAAGAAATTTAGAGACGGTGTGTTTAGCACACGCCATCTTCAGTGGAAGAATCATTCAAGAAGTCAAATATATGAATTAACACCTTACGACAAGACTTTGGTTGTAGATAGTGATTTTATTGTTAATTCTTCAATTTTAAAATCGGCATTTGATATAGATAGTGATTTTCAAATTTACAAAGAATCGTTTGATATAGCAGGCTGGCGTAATACGTCTGCGTTCTCAAGGATTAATCAATACGCAATTCCTTTTTATTGGGCTACTGTGTTTGTTTTTGAAAAGAATACTGTTACTAAATCTTTCTTTGATTTAGTAGCTCATATTAAAGATAACTGGGAATACTATCGATTGTTGTATACTATTGATACTAAGGCATTTAGGAATGATTTTGCTTTTAGTATTGCTATACATATTATGAATAACAATGTCTCGGGAGACTTTGCGTCTATACTTCCGGGAAATATGACATATACTTTAGACACTGATTTATTAGTTTCTATGGTAGATAATAAAATGAAGTTTCTAGTTGAAAAGGAAGGGTACTACGGCGAGTATACTCTTGCTAAGACTGTTGGACTTGATATCCATGTGATGAACAAGTATAGTCTATTACGAGTAATCGATGGAGGTCAAGGTGTCTAAAGGATTCTTAGTACTAGCACAAAATACAGAATTTGTTGACTATGTTAAACAAGCGTATGCGCTTGCCCTTAGCATTAAAGGAACCCAATCAGCTGTAACCAATATATCGTTAATAACTAATGATCCAGTTCCTGATCGATACAAGCACGTCTTTGATCAGATTATTGAAATACCTTGGGGAGACTTGGCTAAGAACCCAAGATGGAAAGTTGAGAATCGTTGGAAGCTGTATCACGCAAGTCCGTACAATGAAACTATTGTATTGGATACTGACATGTTAATGTTAGATGATATTGCCAGTTGGTGGGATTATTGCAGCGTCAGTGATTTAAAATTCTGTTCTCGAATTAAGAATTATAAAGCAGAGATTATTGAAGAAGACACACATCATAGAAAGACGTTCATCAATAATAAGTTGCCAAACTCATATGTAGCGTTACACTATTTTAAGAAGTCTGAATTAGCACACGACTTTTATAAAGTACTAGAATTTGTTGTTAAAAATTGGGAAGCATGTTATAAAATTTATACACCTAAAACTCCTCAAACTTGGCTTAGTATTGATGTTGCTACTGCTATTGCCATTTCAATGATGGGTATAGAAGACACAGTAATTGACAACGCAGCTCCTCTAGAATTTATACATATGAAACCAGCAATACAAAACTGGAGCCCTGTGCCTAGCTCGTGGCAGAATATTGTTCCTTTTAATTTTAATGATGGAAAGATTATAGTTGGTAATCATAGACAGCACTACGTTTTTCACTATGTTGAGAAAGACTTCTTAAGTGATGCTATGCTTAAAAAAATAGAGATTGCGTATGGATGATGATGAAATTGAATATTTGAGCGAGGAAGAAATCGCTAAGGCAACTGCTACGCCAGTTGAATTATTCTACGTTTACTTTGACGAGACTGGAACTATACAAGGAATATTCCCAGGCCCTAATCCCGAGTCAACTTATAGTTTTATAGCAGTCGAGTTTAAACGAGTTGAAAAGTTTATTCTAGGATTAGAAAATTCTTCGAATTATATAGTATCATTGGTGGACAAAGATACCCCCTTAATAGTTAAACGCACTGAAGATGCTGCCGAAAATACCAATCTATTACAAGTTATTGAAGTGGTATCGGATGCTAGCTCTACGCTAAATGTAGAATGGGATGTACACAATAAGCAATGGCGCTTTTATATAAACCCAGAAGTTAAAATTCAATTTAGAAGTTTAGGTTTAATTACACCCTTACTATTTTTTATCTCTCAAAAGCGTAATGCAAACTTCTTGTTACACACTGTTAATATTGACATTCGTGACTTGTTAAAAAGCGAGTCAGTTATCATTCCTTGTGTGTCGCAAACTGAAGAAGATTTTAATAGTGTGTCCGTTAGTACAAAACGGTTTTTTGATTCCTATGGATTATTAAAGAATGAATAAAATTAAAGTTGTTGATCAAGATATCATTTTTCTAAGTTATGATGAGCCTAACGCAGAAAAGAACTACGCAGATTTGCTAACCAAAGCACCGTGGGCCAAACGTGTACACGGTGTTAAAGGCAGTGATGCTGCTCACAAAGCATGTGCTGCTCTAAGCGAAACAGAGTACTTTGTTACTGTAGATGCTGACAATATTGTTGACCCAGAATTCTTTAACGTTGAAATAGATATAGATGAATTGGGTCTTACTTCAGACCATGTGTTTAGCTGGTGCGGTAGGGTCCATGTTAACGGACTTATGTACGGCAATGGTGGATTGAAAATGTGGACACGTAAGTTTGTTAACAATATGCGGACACATGAAAACAGTGACCCGACTGATGTTAAAGGGTTAGTAGAGTTTTGTTTTGATGACAAATATTATCAGTTTAATGACAACTACAGCGAGAGTTTTACTAACGCAAGTCCTTTTCAAGCATGGAGAGCAGGCTTCCGTGAAGGTGTGAAAATGTCATTGGATCAAGGTGCTAAAGTAGACGATATTAAAAAAGTATGGTGGCAAAACTATCATAGATTACTAATATGGTGTAATGTTGGTGTTGATGTAGAAAATGGAATATGGAGTTTGCTAGGTGCTCGTGAAGGTGCTTACTTGACTAATTGTACAGATTGGGATTACTCCAATGTACGAGACTTTGAGTACTTAACAGCACACTGGAATAAGAATCATGCTAATTCTGATTTTGAAAAATCTACAGTATACATAAATTTCTTAGGCCGCGAACTTAAAGAAAAATGCGAGTTAGAAATATCCAACCTAGATCCAATGGGCTCTAAATTCTTTAAAACAGTATACCAACCAGTACCGCGTAGAATCCGTAAAAAGTAATGTACGATATTATTTTTATTTCACAAGTTAAAGATAGTACAGCATTTGTTGAGTTTAAGAAACGATTTCCGTTTGCTAAACAGGCATCGACTTTTGACGAAGCTAAACACAAATCTTTTACAAAGTTATTCTGGCTAGTTTGGGACGATGTTCATGTACTGCCTTCATTTAAATTTAGTTATCCTGTTCCTGACTGGGATCAAGACTATATTCATGTTTTTAAGAATGCAGATATCTACGACGGCATTTGTTTAGTATCAAAAACAACAAGAGTGTCTGAGAAGGAATTTTCTCATAGATTCTTTATTAACAAAAAAGAAGTTGATATTGTTGCCAGTATTCCAGTAGCATACGATATATTTAATTTAAACTCGTATGACGAATATATAGAAGCAGTTACTTCTAGTAGTACGGCTATGTTCTGGGCGGTGTGGAATGACGTATTGATAAATCCAGAGTTTAAATTTGATTACTACATTCCTGCTTATGATGTTTTTCATCGTAATATCACACACGTATTCTTAAATGACAAATATTATGATGGCATTTGTTTATTCTCAAAAACCAAAACAGTTTCTAAAAATGAGTTTAATAACCGATTCTTCGTTAATAAAAAAGAAGTTGATACAGTTGCTAGTACACCAAAACCTTATGATGTCTTTTTCTTAAAAACATACGATAACTATTTAGAAGCTCTTGAAACATCGACTACTGATTTATTCTGGCATGTTCCAAGTTGTGTTACATTAGTCCCAGACTTTAAGTTTGACTTTTATATTAGTTACACACAATCACACGATAAGAAGATTAATCATGTGTTAAAGAATGGAAATTATCATGACGGTGTAACATTGTTCTCTAAAGCTAGTACTATTGGAAAGCGCGAGTTTGACTATCGTTTTTTAATTAATAAGAAAGAACATGATATTATAGCATCAACACCTAACCCGTACGATATTGTGTACATTTCTTATAACGAAGTAAATGCTGATGCTAATTTTAAAAAACTAAAAGAACAGTATCCTAGAGCGTTAAGAGTACACGGAGTTAAAGGAATACATCAAGCCCACATAGAAGCTGCCAAACTAGTAAGCTCTGAGATGTTCTGGGTAGTTGATGCCGATGCGTTAGTCAATGATGCTTTTAAATTTGACTACCAAGTAGCAGGGCACGATAAAGATATTGTACATGTATGGAAAAGTCAAAATCCAATTAATGGATTAGAATACGGCAACGGCGGCGTAAAACTATTGCCAACAAAGTTAACTCTAAACATGAATACATCAAAACCCGACATGACAACGTCGATTAGCCCTCACTTTAAGGCAATGCCCGATGTAAGCAATATAACATTATTCAATACAGATCCATTCAATACATGGAAGTCTGCTTTTAGGGAATGTGTGAAGCTAGCATCTAAAACAATACAAGGGCAAGTTAATGAAGAAACTGACTTGAGATTAGACACTTGGTGTACTGTAGGCTCTGGCGATTATAGTGGATTTGCTATATTAGGCGCACTCGCCGGCAGAAAGTACGGCCAAGAAAATGCCGGCAATATACCGGCACTATCTTTAATTAACGACTTTGATTGGCTTACTGAGCAGTTTGCGTCAGTTTCTCCGCCATTGGAAAAATAGCAGCAATAGCTTTCGCACAAGCAATAGCAACAAGTTGATGTTCCTTTTGTGTGCCATTTCCAGCACGTAGTTGAATAAAGTGAATCCAACTACGTAGTGTACCGTTCATATACACACGGCTTACAGTATTACCTTCTGGCAATACAGCACGAGCTTGCTCTTTAGCAATACCGTGTTCGACTGCCCAAGTGTATGCTTCTCTAGCCTTGTCGATAACACCTTGTTGGATGTTTTCCCATTGCCATGCCAAACGTCTACCTTCGTCAGTTGTAAGATCTAAGTCTACACTATTTTGTCTATTCTTTGTATCTTGGAGTCGGGCTTCTCGCAATACAAAGCTGAGATCCTTCGTTGGATCAGCGTATCGTTGACTGAACTCTTGGAAGGCAAAACTTCTGTGTCGCAGAATTTGTCTAGCAATATCCCTTGTTGTTTCGATTTCAACGCAAGCTGAGACCATTTCGAGTGGGCTCCAGTGAGCGTGTTTAACGAGGTAGTTGATGAGCTTTTCACTTGTCTCTGTGTTAAACTGATTGGAAGGATTGCTAACACGGGCACAATACGCAATAAGTTCTTGTGCATCGTCGATACCCAATGACGCAAACTCTTCTGTTGGCTGACTGTATGATAAAAGTTTAACATTCATAGTTTCTTTTTCTTTAAAAATTTTTGAGTTTCTCGTTCAATATCTTTTCGAACTCGTTCAGTGTCTAGTTTAAAATCTATATCAACTATACGAGATTCGTAGACTTTACATAGGTCAGATAGGGATTTTTCAAATGTATCCCATCCTTCTTTCTTAGTCCGTGACGTTATTTTTATTTCCCAAGTCTTGCCATCTTTGAAGTTAACCAGAACCGCGTGGAGATACCTTAGTGGTAAAACATTAAGTTTTACCTCTCCGAAGACTTCTGGCCAATGCTGAATGACTTCCTCGGGAAGAATTCTTCCCTTAGTCATCACTTAGCTTTTTTGGTCGGAACCAACTCCTCGGCCTTACGGCGCATCTCTGCAGCTTGTTTTGCTAGTTTGTCAGCTTGTGAGCGATAGAACTTAGCTTGGTCTTCTGGACTTGAGCTAGCATCAATTACTGCTTCTGTCGTTGTAGCTTCTTCTTCTTTAGGAGCTTCTTTAGCCTTTGGTGGCTCTTTAACTTCTACATCAGGCTTCAACGATAAGTCGTCAACTGCTACACCGCGTTGTTCGGCGATAAGTTGATTTAACTCAGAGAGCAAAATAGATACACCCGGCGCTGGCGTCATTTCAACTTGACTAGTTGAAACCTTTACCAATCTACCTTTTGTATGTAGTGACGGCAACATTCTGCTACCGTCTGGAAATTGTGTGCGGTCTAGTGCTTCAGCAAATTCGTATGCTTCTTGAGAAGCAGGACTTTCTACTAAATTAATGATAGCATTATGATACTGATCATCTAAACTTTCTGTCGGAACGACTAGACAGCTATAAGCGTCTCCTGGCAGCGTTCTGTAAGCAACTAACACTTTCTTGTTTGTTGATACAATCCGGCCAACGTGTTTTAAACTTTGTGCCATTATTGTTTTGCTCCTTCAGCTTGCTTAGCCACCTGGTCTAAGAAAGCAGATAGTTTAGCGTATGTTTGACCGACAGCAACCATTTCATTT